ACCCACCGCCACCGCCACCACCAGTGTTAGCAGTTCCGTTTGTTCCTGTTACTCCACCAGGAGAAGGTGCTGTAGATCCACCAGTTCCTCCACCACCAGTTCCACCAGCTCCACCACCTCCTTCGGAAGTTCCTCCAGAGTATCCTCCACCACCGCCACCACCAGCATAGGCTACTGGAGAACCTGTAATATTTGTTGTAGCACCAGCTCCACCGTCTCCTGCAGGTGCAGGAGTTACACCTGGACTTGTCGCTCCAACCGCAGTAGCTCCACCGCCACCGCCTCCTCTATCGTTAGTAGGGGTTGTAACTTGCATTCCACATCCACCATTATTCCCTTGTGGTGGACTTACTGGAGGTGTATTTCCTGTTCCTCCAGATGCTGCTGGGCCTGGACTTGGAGTACATTGTTTTCTACCGCCTGCACCTCCACCTGAACCACCAGGATTTCCTTGTAAAATCGGTTGTGCAGTTGGATTGTTAGGAGAGTTTCCTCTTCCACCAAATCCTCCTCCTGATGATGTAATTGTTGAAAAAACTGAATTTACGCCATTAGTTGCAGCAGTGTAAGGACCATTATATTGTGAATCACCTACTCCTGCTGTACCACCGCCACCAACTGTGATTGGATAAGCTTGTGCTGAAACTGTTACTGCTGTCCCACCTGGGTTACCATTTAATGGACTTGCTGTGTAATTATCAGCTGGACCTTTATATTCTCTGAAACCACCAGCTCCACCTCCACCTGATCCCTCTTGATTTGATGTTCCACCACCACCAGCTACCACTACGTATGAAACTATATTATTAGCTGCTTGTCCTGAGGCTGCAGATACACAAAATGTTCCTGGACCTGTAAAAGTATGAATTTTATAATCTCCACAAGGAGATGTTGTAATGGTTCCACCTGTTGCAGACATAAAAGTTTGTCCAGTTTGAGAAGATTGTGTTTCTTGAACATTAATCCAACCTTTTGTTGAATCTACATATACAAAAGTTGCTGCTTGACCATTAACACTTAATCTTGCATCTGAAGCTATACCACCAATTTTTTCAGAACCATTAGGGCTAATAATTAAATTATATGTTGCAAAATTTCTTGCATAATCAGAAACTGCAACTATTGCTCCAGCGGAACCTGCAGGTAAATTTACTGTTATCGAACTTCCTGAATTAATAAAATAACCTTCACCACTTGCTGCGGTAAAAGTAGCTGTCTTTGGAGTTGTTTGCCAATCTACACTACCCGATCTTCCAAAACCTGATTGTGATGCACCAGATGCTAAAGTAATTGTGTTACCCGTAGCACCAATAGTAAGTGTGCTTCCACACTTAACTAACATGTTATTATTGCCTTGGTCTGCTATATTATCTACTTTTATTTTACTACTCATAATTATTGATATTTATACCTTATTATTACTATTCCACTACCACCATTTCCGCCAGCACTTCCATTCATGGTACCGCCACCACCGCCACCAGTATTATCTGTTCCATTACCTCCAGAATCTGCACCACCACCTGTGCCACCTGTGCCGTTTGGACTTCCACCACCTGCTCCACCACCTGCTCTTGTTGTCGGTGTACCATCAATACTTGTAGCTACACCAGCTCCACCATTTCCACCTGCACCTGTAGGTGCAGTAGGTGCAGCAGCCGAAGCTCCTCCGCCACCTGCTCCAGGGTTATCTGGAGGATTTCCTGTAGCTACTTTGTAGTTAGTTCCACCAGAGTTACCTTGTGGAGGTGTTACTGGTGGTGTATTTCCCGCTGCTCCAGTGCCAATAGATGCACAAGATGTGCCTCCAGCACCCCCACCACCTGAACCACCTGTGGCAGCAGCTGTTGGTGTGCCTGGTCCATTTGCAGCACCTCTTCCTCCACCTGTTGCAGTTATTGTTGAAAAAACGGAAGGTGAACCTGAAGTAGCACTTGGTCCTGAAGATGGTGCTCCTGGACCACCTCCTCCAACTGTAATTGGAAAAGATGTTGCTGTTAAAGTTATTACATTTGCTGGTGTACAAAAACCATCTAAAGGGCTTGCTGTAAAAGGATTGACTGGATTTTTTACTTCTCTATATCCACCAGCTCCACCGCCACCACCAGCGTTACTAGTTGGAAAACTATGTCCAGCTCCACCACCTCCAGCAAGGACTAAATAAGAAACTTTGTTATTTGTTGCACTACTTGCTGCCTGGCTAACTGCGAAAGTACCAGGGCCTGTAAACGTATGAATTTTATCATTACCACAAGTGGTTATTGTGCCACCAGTTGCTACTACAAAAGCTTCACCTGCAAAAGTTGATTCATCATCTTGAGTTGCTACCCAACCTTGTGATGCATCTACGTAAACTAAAACAATCGATGCTCCATCGGTATTTACAGTTATATCTGCAGAGTTAGCTCCATTAATAGGAGATCCATTTCTAGCAATTGTCAAATTTGCTGTTGCAAAATTTCCGTTGTAATCTTTTACAGCAACAATGTCTCCAGCACTTGGTGATGATGGTAATGTCATTGTCACCGCACCACTAGCAGCAGTATCTACAAAATAACCTTCTCCATTTGCTGCTGTAAAAGCAAGTGTTTTTTTGGTTGTTTGCCAATTAACTGCTCCAGTTCTCCCAAAACCAGATTGACTAGCACCACTTCCTAAAGTTACAGTATCACCTGATTCACCTAAAGTTAAGGTTGTTCCGCATTGTGGTGCAATTGTATTTACTTCAAGTTTACTCATTATATAATTACCAAAGTTCCTGTTACTGTTTGTGTTCCTGTGATAGTCACTGGTCCCGCTAATACTCCTGAATCTAATGTTTGATCCTCTGACAAAGTAGAATTATGTGTAACCACATAAGTCGTAGCTTCCATTCCTGGTGAAATAGTTTTTGTCGATGGTATTGTGCAAAAAACTTCTTTTGTTCCAGCAGAGAAGTTAACTAAATTATTAGAATTAGTAGATGATATCACTGTTGCTCTTGATAAAGTTCCTGTACCAGTTGTAGTTAAAGCATAACCCATTCCTGAGTGAGAACTACAATAAGTATATAAAGTTGGTGCAGAAGCAGCCACAGTTAGTTCTAATCTTCTTGTTGTTGCTGAAGCAAAACCTGAAACATATGCAGATTCAGTTACAACACTGCCATCTAATTTATAGACTACGCCAGTATTATAACTTGTGCCACTATTGTGTGTTCCGTCAGAAGTTGTTGAAATTTTTAATGGGTGTGATGCAACTGAAGCATCATCCATATTAAATGTGTAAGTAACACCTTCTGCTAAATTTATTGTGGTTTGTAAACTACCATCTGTATAATATTTGTTACCACCACCTGGATCAACAACTGTTATTGTAAGAGTTACCCCTGCATTGACAACACCGGTTCCTACTTCAAATTCATCGGATCCAGTATTAGTAATGCAATAGTACGTACTATTGCTGGCACCAATACCGCCAACGAATCCTACGAAATCCTGTGAAGCACCTAATAAGGTAATTGTACCAGTTCCAGTTGAGGTGCTTGTTTCTTTAACTCTATCGTCAATGACAAGAGCCATGCAACCTCCTTAACTAATTCTTAATATTGCGTTTGTTGAATTAAACGTTGGAAACTGAATTGTAAAAGTCCCCGCAGTTGCTGTTTTATCTCCACCAAAATCAAGAACAGCTACAGCTTTATTTGATTCAGATGTATTA